AAAGTGCGTAAGCTCATCAATAAATAATACATTAATCTCGACGCCTTGATACTTTAAAACGTCCTTTTGATACTGGCAATGACATAAATGGATTTTAGCCCCATTATCAAAAACTATTTGATTTGTGGTATAGTTTACCTTTACAACACCTGCATTAATATAATTATTTAACATCGCATTAAAGCCGCTTGCCCCGTCCAAGTGATTCTTTTTTAAATCTTCGCTAAGCCGTCTAAATAAAAATATTTGCACATTAGGAATAGAAAAAGCATAGTAAAGAGCCATTACACGCATTAAGTGACTCTTTCCTCCACCTGCCGAACCGCCAAAGAGTGTTTCCGTGGCTTCGCTCTTGAAAGCAAGCGATTGCTTAGGGTGCAAATTTATATTAATCGCTTTTATCGTCAGTTAATCCAATAACAATCGGGGGAAGTTGCTGCCCCTTCTTGCTTGCCTCATCTGCTATAATTATTGCATCACCGCCAAATACTTTGGGGGCTAGCTTGGACGCTCTCCATTGCCTCTTATCGGCTCTAAGTCTTTGTAGCTGTATAAAGCCAGTGTCAACCCTTTTAACGCCTTTATCATCTATAATATATCTTGGTTCAGCGTCTGTAATTTCTTTTATTTCATCAAATTCAAGTTGAGCTTGGAATGCTCTTGCGTGCGCGTATTGGTGTCTAAAACCTTCGTGCATATCTGTTACAAGCCATTTACAAACAGTTCTTTTGCTTGGCATCTCTGGAGCATCGCAGATTTTTCTCAAGCTCTTCCCCTCTAGTAACTGTAAACATATTTTTTCCCCGATTTCCTTAGTGTACTTGCTTGGCCTGCCCTGCTTTCTAACGGTCTTAGACTTCACCGCCTTTTTTTCATCTTTTTTTTTCGTCAATTATTTCAAAAACAGTTAAACACACCTAAACAAGCAGCCCCCCAACTTGGAACGCCTTGCGGACACACTTCAACGGGCTTACCATTCATACAAATACAGCTACATTGATTAGCTTGCAAGTTGGTGGCTATAGATAATAATATTGTGGTAATAAATAGAATTTTTTTCATAGTTTTATATTATGACATATATTATATTTTATTTAGTCAATTTTTAACAACAACTTTTTTAACTTTTTTTTAATTTTTTTTCATATATATTTATTATATACTATTCAAAACCCTAATAATAAAGGCTTCAAGTTGATTGTATCAAAATGAAAATAATGTAAAATAAAGCTTGACTTATAGGATGTAACGTGATATACTTGTATTTATAGGATATAAAAAATATCTTATAATTTACCAATTAATAAAAAAACTATGACTAATTATAAAAGAACGGTTAAATTTACTGATGAATTACAAAATTTAGCAGTAATAAAGATTAATATAGAAGAAGGTCGTTTTTCTATGAGTGCCGACTATTGCAACGGGGGCGGTCAATGTCTTGACTCAATAAAACCAAGGACAGAGGAACAAAAGTATTTGATTCAAAATTGGCAAGCTTTTCACTTAAAAAAACCACCTAGCGATATAATAAAAGTAATAGATCATCTTTGCGACGCTATCGACAAAGAATTTCACGCTAATATAATTGATTCTAATGTGGAAGAAGAAGAATTAATAAAATTAATAGAAAATGAAAATTTAAAATACGATACATGGCTATACATTGTTTGTATTAAAGAATTTGATTTAACCATTGACGATTTACACCAAATAAAATATGACGAATTGGATTATTTGGCTACAATTCAAGGAGTAGATTACTTAATAGGCGATGATGACGATATGGATTTAAGTTGGGATAAAGAATTGAATTATTATATTGATGAATGTATATTATCTGAAATACCAGACCATTTACAAGGATATTTTGACAAGGAAGCATTCAAAGATGATTGTAAATTTGACGGACGCGCTCATTCATTGAATAGATATGATGGTTCAGAATCTGAACAAGAAGCACTGGGCGCTACTTATTATATTTATCAACAATAAAACCACCAACACCACAAGCCCCACAATATAAACTAAAATACAAAACTATGGCTACTAAATTCTTAAAAAAAACTACTAGAAATCAAATTGCAATAACCATTATGGGAACTGATTGCAGCGACTTAAAAACCTTTAATTTTGGACATACAACTTTTTTTCAAGAATTAAAATATTTTATGAAGTCGGATTATGCACAATACTTAGAGGACGAAAAACTTAGAGGACTTCAATTCTCAAGCGATGGATTAAAACAAGACTATAATGAGGAAAATAGAAAAGAAAATATTATATACTATTGGAATAAATTTAGCGAAAATATAAAGCACTTAAATATTATAAAATAACCACACAACCCACAATATTAATTTAAATAAAAAAACTATGTCAAATTTAAACCATATAAAAGAAGAACCAGATTTAAAAGAATATCAAAAACAACTAATTTCACAAGTTGATGCTATAGCCAAGGAAATTGAAACAGGAAAATTCTATAATAAAAGAATTAAATCTGCCTCCGACTATCTAAATAGCCTTGATGATGATATTTGCAATAATATTGTACATCGTCTAAACCAAAATGGGGAGTATTTGGGCGCTGAAATTACAGTTTCTTCAGGTGGAGTAGTAGAGCCTGATATTACTATTCACACTAGAAGCAATAAGATTGTAGGCTTTATGCGTGGTGATAATTACACGATCAGATATTGTGAACATGAAGATATTGACTTAGACGAAGCCCTAGAAGATTTATTATTTCTTTTGGTGGAGTAGTAAATCCTGAAGATGTTGACTTAAACAAAGCTTTAGAAGATTTATATAAGTATATTAACAATTTAAAAAACCAACACCACACCGCCCACAATAACAACTTAAATAAAACAAAATGACTGATAAAGAATTAACTAAAATCAAAACTGTTTACAATGATTATTTCTATATTGATTATAAAGAATATATGAACAACAAAAGAAATCGTATTAAAATATATTACAGCACAGGCAAGCGAAGAACTAAAAATTGCGAATATATTTGGATACATAAAGAAAATATAAGCATGATTTACAACTAAAGCCCACAATATTAATTTATAAAATATAAAATGACTACAGAAAAAGAAAGATTAAAGGATGATCGCATTCTTGAGGCAGGAGCTGATGTTAATTTTAAAAATGATCTTAACGAAACAGCTTTGACAATTGCAAAAGAATATTGGCGGGACGAAGTTGTAGAGCTCTTAGAAAATCATATAAATAATAATTAATACAAAACAAAATGACTAATAAAAAAATTACATTTACGACTAAAGAGGCTCTAGAATATTTAAAAGAAAATAATTTTAGCTATTCTCGAAACTCTTTACTACTTCGCAACAAAAAAATGAATGGTATTTTATGCAAAAAAGTTACCGAAAGGAAGTTTTTATGGTATAAAGAGGAGCTAGACAAATTATTACCTTAACTAAAAAAGGGGGGGACTATGAACCCCCCCAGAAAAGAAAAATCTTTTTTAAGATTTTAGGTTTAATTTACCATATACAATTATAATATTAACTAATATTAATTACAATTCAATTATGCACCTTTATTTTTAATTGGTGACACCCCCCCTCGCACCCCTTAAACACACAACCCACTTCTAGCAGCATTACATATTAGTAAAAATCAACAAGCTAGGTAACATTCAAATAACAAGCCCCTGCCCTTTCTAAATCTTACTTGAGGCTTTATTGTAATTTACAACTAACAAGCCAGTCAACAATCAAATAACAAACAAATAACAAACAAATAACAACAACTAAAGAAATAAAGAAGATAAGAAGATAAGAATATATATATGTTGCTATTTTTTATTGGGTTTAAAATATTTTTTCAAACCTGATTTTTTAAATAGGTACATTTTCGCTAATAACAAAAACTATCAAAAACTATCAAAAACTGGTTAGCGTCAAATTAATTGTTGATAAATAAAAAAGGTAATTACCTTTTTCGATAGGGTAATTACCTTTTTTATTTTCCTATTACCTTGTTTTTTAAAAGTCTACATCATAACTAGAGATAATACATCATTTTTAAAAACTTCTTAGAGCCAGTCTAGTAAACACTATAGATCGTTTATCATTGCTAGCAACAATAAATCATAACTAGCTATAATAAACTATGCCAAACTATTCCAAAACTGCACCAAAACTGCACCAAAACTGCACCACCTACTCTGTAAAAACTCTGTGGAAACTCTGTAAAAACTATTAGCAAACCCTTGTAATTAAAGGGTTTAGACTTCTAAGACTCTGTAAAAACTCTGTGGAAACTCTGCACCAAAACTGCACCAAAACTGCACCAAACTATGCCAAAACTATGCCGCCTGTGTTATACTTGGTATAAGTGCGTATACTCAGTATAACACATTAACATTAACTTTTTTCACTTTTTAATTGACTTGAAACTTTTTTGTTATTAAGATAGTTTTTGTTCCGCTTCTGATAATAGCAGAACAACTATAAAACTACTTAAAGCTTTACTAGTAGTGCCTTAAAGCTGTATTTAGGTAATAATATTAATAAATCTATTCTGCTTTTTTAAGAATATAAAGAAAGCGGAACTACTAAAAACAATTATAAATTATGACTTTTACACCCTGGAATAAAGGAAAATGCGTTGGACAAAAAACAAAATTTACTAAAAGACAAGTAAGTTCGTTGAAAGATATACTTAAAAATAAAAATAAGCAATTTGATTTAGTTTTATTTTCTCTTGGAGTTGATACAATGTTGCGAGCTTCAGATTTATTAAATTTAAAAGTAAGCGATGTAATGGCTTATGATAGAACAATAAAAAATATATTTGATTTGAAACAACAAAAAACTAAAATGAATCACAAGGTTCAACTATCCGACTCTACTATTCATGAACTAATAATATATACTCATAATAAAAACCCTCAAGAATATTTATTTAAGTCTTCAAGAAAAGATGCACCTATCACGAGAGAATATTACGCAAAAAAAGTAAAATCATGGTGCGAGTTGTTGGGATTAGATCCAAAAAATTATTCTACACACTCTTTGCGACGAACTAGAGCAAGTTATATATACGAATCAACAAGAGATCCAGAATTAGTACGTCAACTGTTAGGTCAAAAACATATTACTGCCACATCAGCTTATTTAAGTATAGATAAAAATCGGGCAATTGAGTTAGGCTCAAACTTTATGATGGATTAAGAGTCAATCTGGAACCGAAAAGGCAAGCCTTGACCTGCCTTTTCTAGCCCGCACGGGCTAATCTATTTTTAGTTTTTTTGTTTATTTAACTTAGTGTTAGTAACTATTATCAAATAAAGCAATTGATAATTTAACACTAATACACTACAAATGTCAATGAATTTTTTTTAATTGATCTGCTTTTAAGTGCAGAACATCAACTTTATAGTACTTTTGAATAATCTCTAAAGCTTTAATTATATTCTTTTTTAAGGTTAATCGATGACTCTTTGTTAATTGATTAATTTTATTTAATGAAAATTCTGATTCTAGGACATAACTAATTAATTTTTCATAATTACATTTTTGAGTAGATAACATCCTTAACATCTTTTTTATTTGCAGTATATTGCTTGATGCTCTTAATTGCTTGGTTGAAAGAGACTTTTCGTGTCGCTTACCGCCCTTTTCGTTGATACTTGAGCCGTCCATAATAACTTTGCTAGAGAAAGGATCCCGGTGCATTAACTCATAATCGAGTTGGTAACGCTGGCCCGCTGCATACAGACCTAGATCTATGTCATCCTTAGCATAATATCTTTGTAGGGGTGATTGTATTACATATGAAATTTGGTTGTTCTTCATTAAGACTGGCTTAACCGATAAGCCTAATTTTTTTAATTGTTCGATCTGCTTAAGGTTATGATTGGCGAGCAATGCTGCATTTAACTTACCTTCCAAAATTTTATTTGACTCTTTCAATATTTCGTAGGATGTTGCTGGTTTTTTCGTCATAAGCGCAGAGTTATGTTGATATCAGAATGGTTTTTTTTGATGAATTCTAAAATTTCACGTGCCAAGTCAAGGCTGATGCCGCTTTTATGTGAATAGGCATTATTAAATGAATTAGTGTCACGCCCCATCGCTCGAGCTAATTTCGCAATATATATCTTAACTTTGTCGTGATCGGCACGCAAATATTTATTAAAATTACTATCTTCAACGTAGTCTTTTACATATCCAGCTTCAATAATTAATTGTTCTAGCTTTTTTCTTTTCCCTCCTCTAACCCTTTCCATTGCTACTTTCATAAGCTCTATAAAAAATATTAAAAAAGTTGTTGACTTAGTATTTATCAGTAGTATACTTTATACTAATTACATATTTGCATACATAATTATGCATTTATGTAATTAATTATATCAACAATTAAATATTTATCAACTAAAATAAAAAGTCTATGAAAAATATTGAAAATATTATTCCAAATGATGCTGGAGATCTGGCTCATTATACAGAAAATTTAGCAAAGAATATAGTTGCAATCCATAAGCAAAATCTTCCTTATATTGACACCCACAAATCTTGCAATGAAGCTTACTATAAGCTGGAGGAAAAAATAAAAAAAGAATGCGAAGAGATTGCTTTTACTGAACTTGATGATGATGGAGAATTAACAGTTGTCCCCTCTGATTATCATTTCGAATGTGAATACGATGAATACTCGCAAGGAAGAATTAAAGACTTAGCCAAAGAAAAAGCTTACGAAGCTTTTGATTTTATTGAGAGTTTTGCAAGAGTGTCGAAAAAGTATTATTTATAGCTTAAGAACTTTGAAAAGCCGTCAAGAAATTCAAAGCTCTTAAGTTAAGAAATGTAAAAAAATCAGAGGCAATTGGAGGTGACTCTGAAATTTAGTATAAAATCAACAAATTATTAACTACTTCCTAAAGAAATTAATAACTTAATCGCAATATTATGAAAAAAATTATAAATAGTCAAGCTTATTTTTTATTTAAATTATTGGAACTGGATCAATTTACTACAAAAGAAATAGTTGAGCAAAGTATTGCAGCCACTTTAACTGCCCTGCTCTTTGTTACCATTTTTGTAACTATAATCATTTAATTTTTTTTTGAAGCCAGTTGACTTTTAAAAAATAATAATATAAATTCAAGAACCATAAAACTATGACAAATGAAAAAATGCTAGAACTAGAAAAGATTTTTACCAACGATAACAACTCTGAGTCGCAAGAGTTGGGTGATTATTTATCCAAAAAACTAAAAACAGACCAAGCCGAGGCTAATGCTCGTTGGAATGTAATTGTTAATCGAGATTTCAGTGATCATGAATTAGTAAGATTGCTAAGAACATCAATTAGAAATAAAGGGGTGGATTGTGTGGTTGATTCCATAGAACTTGCATGTTTGTCAGAAAAACTAAAAATTGAAGATTTTTAATTAATAATTAAAAAAAAGGGGGTGTTATGGCTGATTATTGGGCGGTAATAAATAAAGGAATGTTTTATGATCCGAGGTTTCGTGACCTACCCCCCTACATTACTATGCTTTATCAGTTTTTACTTTTTGGCTTAAAAGATATTACTCCTGGTGGTATCGTAAATATTCATTCTGGAGGAATGGAAATGCCGATTTCCAAGGAGGCTAATTTTCATCATGACGATGGTTGGCAACAGTTTCGAAAAGATATTCCAGAAGCAAAAGATCTTAATTTTTCTAATTTAGGTTCAAGAGTTTATCCTTTTGTAGAAGTGTTAGAATTAAGGGGTTTGATTGAATATGACAAACCACACCACCTTTTGAGAATTGTTGATTTTCACAGACATTGTAAATTTAATTCAGGATTTGGTGGTGATAGTATATTAGCTGATCTTAATAAAAAAATGAAAGATTTTGGACATCATGAATTTTTTACTAAATATTTACAGGAAAACAAGGAAGAATTAACACCTATCTTGGAATGGTCAAGGGAGCGGTTTGCAAAAAAGGTTGCTTTAGACTCACAACGAGAATGTTATCAAACTAAAGAAGAGAAAGAAAGTAAAGAATATAAAATATTAATGGAAGCTTTTAATTCGGTTAGGAACGCTAAAAATCCTGATAAAGAAGCTTTAGAAGTTTGCTGTATTTTAGATTCTTTAAATTCGCCAAAAACGACTCCGACATCTTGCAAATTATTAAAATTGCGAGATTCGGTGCAAAAGCAAGGTAGTATTGGCTCTAGATAATTTTTAACTATTTTTTGAACCATAGTAGATATAGATTAAGAGAGAGATATAGATTAAGATAAAGATTAAGATAAAAATAATGATAGAATTTAAAATTTGGATTTTGGAATCGTTGACAAATAATATTTCAATGATTTTGTTTTTGTTAGTTTCAATAGTTCTCATTTGGATTATTGCTAAATCGATGTAATTACCTATTATATTGTGTAAAAAATTGTTGCATTTTGAACATTTTAATGTCAAAATTGCAATTATTAATTTATTTTTATTTTAGTTGAATTAAGATTCATGCTAATATTAATAAATTATTTTTTATGTTATTTGTTATAACGTTGGCGTTATTGGCGGCTCTTCTGATTTTGATTTTGTTTTAGAAAGTCACCATGTATATTATGTAAACTAATATTGGAGATATGTTTCATAAAATTTTAAGCTTGAAAAAAGATTTTTTTTGTAGTATCGTACTAGATACCATGAAAAAACCTAATTACACTCACACTATTGATCCATTGAAAGTGCCTTGCCCCGTGTGCAACTCTCCCTATGAGATCAACTTTAATTCAATTTCTAATGACTGGATATCTCTAGAATCCTTACAAGAAATTGATGACAAAATTGATTTAGCAATTTTAAACTTAAAGAAAGAGCGCTTAAAGGTTCGATTTGCTCATATTTTAAGAACTTCACCTAATGCCCATGCCCTAACCGCTTATATACTGGCTTTTGATTTTAGTGGTATCAAATTTGAGCAAGGACGCATAGTTTACTATTACGATGATACTTTCCCTATTAAACTTTTAAAAACTACTTTTAAGCATCTCAGAATCCATTTAAAACATAAAAAATTTGCTGGAGGTTGTAATGAGTAATATTTTAAATTTACTTTCCTTTGATGGATTTATTTCTGTCAACAAAACCTTGATTCGTAAACTAGGACTAGAAGAAGCTTGTGTTGTTGGTTTTTTAGCAACCATGCACGAATATCATGCTAGTAAAGATTTTGATGGCTGGTTCTATGTAAAATATGATCTCACCGACCAAGATGAAGATGTTGATAAGAATCGCAGAAACACGGCAAAATATCAATTAGGAATGAGTAAAGACAAGTTTATCAAAATTACAAAAAAACTTGAAAAAATAAATATAATTTTTACAAAAAAGAAGGGTGTCCCAGCATTAAAGTTTTACAAGTTTGATGCTGATGTTATTTGTCAATTATTACTTGATGAAAATGCTATCAAGTCAGTAAATAAAGGTACTCATTCAGCTTTCGCAAAACACGAAAGCTTGCTTTCGCAAAACACAACATCAAGCTGTAGGAAAACACGAATGCTATATAAAGAGAAAATAAATAAAAAAGAAAGTATCTCTCTTCTGGCAAATATTTCTCCTCAAGATGTAACTTTAGATTTGATAAAAAAAGAAGCTAAGAGAAGAGAAAAGGATATTAAAAGTTTTATTAAAGATGAGTTAGGAAAAAAAATATCTGGTAATGAGTACAAAGAGCTATTTGAAAATTTTTGTAACAATTACTGGGAATGGATTCAGCGAAAAGAAATTAAATCATATACTGCTACTTTTGAGAAATTTATATCTGAGGAAAATAGCTACAAAAGTAATGAGCCTGTTCAGCAAGGTTTCGTGTCGCCAAAGTCAAAAAAACCCCCTCCTCCACTTTTAAGTTTAGGATTGCCCGACACAAGCACGGATTTTATTAAAGACTCTCAAGAGTGGCAAAACTTACTTAAAGAAAAGTTTGATGAAGATGTCTACGATAAGTGGATTAAGTGCCTAATACCTCATCGCAAAGAAGGAGAGAAAGTAATTTTTTCTGTAGAAACAAAATTTGTAAGAGATTGGGTTATTCGTCAATATCAAACAAAAATACAGGAATTTTTAGGTTTTGATATAGTAATTCTTTCCACTGAACCATGAAAATGTCATACACCCTCCACTTTCAGCCCAGCCTCACCACGCCACCTAAAACACGCATTAAAAACCAACATCACTTGCTCTTAGCGGATCGCTTGACTTTAATGACTTTTTTTAAGCGATCCGCCAAAAATAAGTGTTGACTTATACCGATTAAGTATTATTATCTTTACTAACCAATAGTATTTATACTACTAATTACATAAATACATAAATAAATAATTTTATATTATGCCTAAACCAGAAGCGCCTTCGATCCTTAGAGATTTAACTTATAAATTCTCTACCGTACTTGAACCTGACGAGAAAACTACTAAAACAATTAGATTGTCTACTGAAAACGATAAATATTTAGATGATCTTGAAATTAAATATAGACTTGGTAAAGGTGCAATACTACACGCTGTCTTTGAATTGGGAAAAAAAGCTTTAAACTCAAGTTTAAATAATTAATTTATCATGGCACATATTATCTCTATTATTGGTCAAAAAGGAGGTATTGGAAAAACTACTATAGCTTGGAATCTATTTATTACCCTACTTTCTCAAGGATACAAAGTTAAATTGGTTGATTGTGATAATAATCAATTTTCTACTTATGAAATCGCTCAAATTAGAAAAAATAAATTAGGTGGGGATTTGGTTGATGTTGAGTGCATGCCTGCCAATGAAGCTAGATACGTTTTAAGAGAATGTGATAAAAGTTATGATGTAATTATTTTTGAGTGTGGGGGTAGAATAGATGATGAATTAAAAATGGCAATTTCTTATGGAGATAAAATTATTATGCCACTTAAACCATCTATTTTGGAAATTCAAACTATTAAGAATGTCGAAAAGGTAATTGATAGGATTCCTAATTTTAATGCTGATTGCAAGATATTGCCCAATATGGTTTCCACGCATCATTTAAATAACGATCTTGATCAAATGAAAAATTTAAATCCAAGATATTTCAAGTTTATGAAATCATTCATTTCTCATAGATCTATATATTCTTCTTCACTAACCTTTGGGCGTTCAATTTTTGAAATGTCTCCCTTAGACAATAAAGCGAATAATGAATTTAATAATTTCCTGTTGGAATTATAATTAAAAATAAAAAAAATGATAGACAACAAAAATAAATTTGCAGATATTGATTTATCTAAAAAGCTAGACCAAAAAGAAAAATATTATGAATCTTTCTCCCCTGCCCATGTTAAAGTAAGAGATAAACAAGTTACGTTTTTACTTGATCCTGACGTGCATTATGAAATGACTCAAGTTATTGCCTATAAAAGAAGGTTTGAAGGTGAGAACCTTACCCAAGCAAAGTTTATTACTGATCTGTTAGTAAAGAACCTTAAACGTACATATCCAATTGCCAAAAAAGCATTCGATTCTGATCGCAAAAAATAATTAAAAAAAAGTGCTTGACATAATAAATACAAGTAGTAAACTTTATACTAATTATGTATTTATGTAAATAAATAAATATTTATACTTTACATTTATATAAATATATTTTAATTTTAATATTAACTTAATTAACTAATTATGAGTATGGAAATTCAAAAAATTAATCAAGAAAAAAAATCAGTTATTAGTTCGTTGGCATCTAAATATGAAATGGAACCGGCAGCGTTTCAGGCTGTCATTAAAGAAACCGTTATGCCTGGAAATGTTAAGAATGAAGAAATGGCTTCTTTCCTTCTTGTTGCAAAAGAATATGATCTTAATCCTCTTACCAAAGAAATATATGCTTTTTCAGGTCGAGGAAAAGTTACTCCCATTGTTTCCGTTGATGGTTGGGCTAAAATAATTAATAACCACCCCCAACTCGATGGAATTGAATTTGTTGATAATAATAATGATTCTGATTTAATTTCTGTTGAGTGCAAAATATACCGAAAGGATCGTAAAATGCCTGTATGCGCCACCGAATATATGGCAGAATGCAAAGGCTCTAGTGAGCCATGGAAAAAGTGGCCAAGAAGAATGTTGAGACATAAAGCTTTAATTCAAGCTGCTCGTTATGCTTTTTCGTTTAGTGGTATTTATGATGTTGATGAGGCTGAGCGCATCAAAGATGTCACCCCCCTCACCCCTGTACATAATCCTGAAAAAGTAGCGCTAGTTAGCGAAGCGATAGAACATATTGAGCAAGCTCCTTCTGTTGTGGGAAGTTTAAAAATTAGAATTAACAATTCTAGCAGCATAGATGAGCTTGAGTCAATTGGTGATGAAATAAAATCTTATGAACTGAATAAGATTGATCGAGAGGAAATTAGTATTTGCTATAAAGAAAAAATTAATCAATTTAAAAACCATGAACAATAATGTTATCGAGCTTTACCCTTACACGCTTCATAATTATGAATCTAGTCTTAACGACATAGAGGATGAATTGCATAATTTAAAATCCGAACTTCGGCGTATTAAAAAAATTGTAAGGAAAAAAGATGATATTATTAATCAATTACAACAAAACAATAATTCATTAGAACTGATTTATAATCAACTTGAGCCAATTTGCTCAGCAATGTCTGAAGTTTTGACGAGTGAGCAACTGGATCAAGTAAATAATATATTACAAGAAAATGACTAAAATTAAACAGAGGTCTCAAGAGTGGCTTGATATTAAGCAAAATTACATTGGAGGTTCAGAAATTTATGGCTTAGCGCATCACTACTGTCCTCAAGAGCTTGAAAATATAGGTATTAATATTTTTAAAGAAAAACCTTTTTGCACGGCTCAAGAACTATTTTTAAAAATCAAATATGATTGCAAGGTAGAAGTATCAGCTGCAAATCACATTTTGGCCTTTGGGGCACAAATGGAAGATTTTGTAGTCAGAAGGTTGCGTGGCGTAGTAAACGACTATGATATTTATAAAAAAGAATCAGAGCAAGTTAAGATCGAAGGGTCTGATGATTTTATAATTAATGAAAAGTTACACCCCCTCGCCTGTTGTTCACCAGACGGCTATATTGTTATGCCTAAAGATCGTCAGCTCCAAGTTGCAAATAGCGACTTGAAAGTTGATCACTCTTGGGGTACTGGAGTTTTGGAACTAAAAACCGCACCATATCAAAAATTGCACGAACTTGTTGATGACAACGTAGGACCTTCTCCAAAATATATCTTACAAAATCAATATCAAATGGCAGTATTGAATAAAAAGTGGGGAATAATAGCTGTCTTAGTTCCAAAAAATTCTACCGTAACGATAAATCTTGGGGAGAATCAAAAATATGAATTTAATTCTGATGATGAATTTATTAAAGGTAGAATGCTGGCGGCTATGATGAATGATGAAACAGAATATTTAAGTGAGATTTATGACTTAATTTACTTTGTACACCCTTTGTATGAACAATATCAAAATATTATTAACAAAGCCCTTAGGCTTTTTCAAGAAGATTTGGATAATAATATTTGCCCCAATGTTCTGTACGATAATGCGGCCTATGAAAGATATAAGAAAATGTTATCTCAGGTCAAGCCAGAGCAATACGGCTGTAAAGAGTTATCACAAACCGATGAACTTGATATTTTAATTAATGAGCGTCAAGACACGACTAAAGAAATTACAAGACAACAAAATTTACGAAATGAAAGCGACAGAAAAATCGATAATTTAACCAGAAGATATTATAACGAGGTAATTGGCACTAAATATCGCTTAAAATATATTAAAAATGGTCAGCTAAGATTTTACGAAAGAAAAAATGTATGATTAAAAACTTAATTTCAGTAAAAGATATTACAGCTTTAAAAAAGAAAGACAATCTGACTGGTGATGAATTGCAGTTGTTGCAGCAAGAGGGCTTTAAAGAACAGCAGTTACAAATAAATTGTAAAACGATATTTGACGGTTTTGCTTTGAAGCATGGCCATGCTCAATACTATTTCCAGCAAAATGACAATGGTGGCTATAGTAATATTGCATCAAAAAAAATGAAAGCAGCGCAAGGTACAATATCAGGCTGGCCTGATGTAACATTATGGAAGTTTGGCAAGAATTGCGAAAAATCAATTTTTATTGAGTTTAAGAGACCTAAAGAGACAAAGATAAGTAAATCCCAAGAACTTATCCATAAACAGTTTTCTGATGCTGGAAAAGAAGTTTATTTGTGTAATAATACGGTATATTTTGAGAAAGTAATCTGTAAAGAATTTTTTGACTTAAAATAATTTTCTAAATTGTTTTTCACCATTCTTTATTTTTTCTAATAAAAAGTAATTATTATTTTGATTTGGCTGGTAATTCACTTGAACGTGAACCCATTTTTTATAGTATTTCTTAGTATTATCCCATAAATAGGAGGCAATCATTTTGTCGCACTGAATTTTATTGATAAAAAACTTGCAAATTTCAATAGGAGTCATACCCCCTATTACGAAATCAAAGGCTAAACCGTACATATGATAAGAATCGGCAGCAGATCCAATTAAAGTTTTATTTAATTCTAAAGAGCGATATCCACTTGTAATATGAATCGGTTTACCAATTAAATCTCGCATTTCCTGCGCCTTATCTGCCAAAATATCAAGGTTTTCAAGTGTTGCTTGCTCTTTGGGTGTATTATCTATTTTTTGTAGTCTAGCGGTACTAGAACTGTAAAATTCAGAAGCTTTAAAATTTTTACGATTTAAATCAGAAAGTTTATATATCATTTTGATTACAAAAATTTTTTTGATTGACACAGTGGCAATTGTACAGCAATATCTTTTTCAAATTATTTTTAGTTAATACTTCGTTGTCTTTAAGTGTGATTGCATCAGCATTTTCACAAAAAGCATCAACCAAAATATATTCACTTCTTTTTGCGCAGCAAGTCACGCAAAGACTTAAAATTAAGACTATCAAGCCATTTCTCAGTTTCAAGAATCGCTGCAATTTTTTCATACCTTTTGCGATCATAAATTTTTTGCAATTTCTGTTTTGTACTATTTTTGCCAAATTCGTAGAAAACTTTAAATAATAATAAAGTTATACCAGCAATTCCGCCAATGCTGACTAAATATTTTGTCAATTGTTCCATTTTACCAACCCATTATATTAAAATTTATTATCTTGTAAACTATTACCAAAAATTCATGCAACGTCATTTTTCCTGCCACTAGGACTATAGAAAGACTGACGGACGCTGCAATCATTAAAATTGATAGCGATAAAAATATAGAATAAATACGTGCTTGAATTATATTTTTACTTAAATAGTTTAATATTTTTGAAATAGTAGAACTTATAAATTTTAATTTTTCACTTGTCATTTGTCAAAGATTTATTAATAGATTCGTGGAGTTTGTTAAGGTTTTCTAAGATTGTTACATAGTTGTCTTGTTGAGTCGCTTTAAGCTCCTTAAGCTTCTCCTCATTTTTAATTGCAAGATCAGCAATTGATTTCATTTGCAATTCTATTCGCTCATCGACTTTTTTCCAAACATCTTGAACAATAAGAGATTTTAATTTGAGCAAAAACCAACGGATTGAATAGCCAACGCACAGTACTATAGCACTGTACGCCGCCATTCCGAGCTCATTAATAAAATTTAAGGTTTTTTCCATTGCTTAATAAATAGAATTGGAGTTTGCAGGTTGCATATTATAAGAACCAGTAACGCTCAACGGACTCTTGAAGGTATTACCCGCAAAGTAGTTATAATCACCGTTTACAGTAATGCCAGAGTTAAACAAAGTGGTAGTATTGCATAAAAACTTACTCCTGTCACCGTTGCCGCTGATAGTATCATCAATAATTGAATTACTGATAATATTGTCATCACCGTTGAAAGTCAAAGTTGAAGAGCCAAAGCAAGTCTCTACCCTATTTTTATCGCCCGATAGGCTAACAGAGCCACTAAAAGTACAGTTTCTAAAGGTTCTTTGGCTAATGGTAGTAAAATTTTGTACCGTAGAAGCAAAAGTACAATTTTCGTAAACTGTATTTGGAATTATAACAGATATCGAAGTGGTGTTGCTAAATTCGCAATTATTAAATTTCCAACCAGTCCAGCTTGGAGAGCCAGAAGAGTTATAATTTACTGAATCAATAGTTGTACAATTGTTGACTGTAACATTGGTGCCACCAGTCGCTTGAACTATCTTACCAGTACCAAAATTAATATTATCTAGATTAGATTCATCATAATACAAATAAAGTTCTAATTTTCCAGACGTGCTATTGGTTTGATTTGACGGTTTATCAAAATTACTTAAGTTTCCGCCCGCTACTATCGCATAGGCATCGCTTGAGGTAATATTTGACAATGCCCAGTTGATTTTCTTAATTTCCACCATTGGAAAATTACTTGGATCGCCAAAGACAACTGCCGAACCTAATAACACATCGGATTCAATATTATTTTTCGTAAATTCACCAGAAATTTCTAAAGCATCGATAATCAGCTCATCGCCTAACTCAATGGCTTTAGCACAACTTGACCCACCCCCATTAATGACAGTTTGGCCCTGTGCTAATGAAGGGGCGTTAATAGTGTTAAGATTCCAAGATAGACCGTTACCAGAGTAGTTTGGTAGTAGAGCTTTTACATTTCTCGAAATAAAGACGCCCGTTGGTGAAAATTTTCCGTAATCATTTGCGGTCATTTGAGTAGTATCCCAAACTATACCATCTAATATAGTTTGGTTAGTTTCGGTACCGAAAGCAGAAGATCTACCTAAAAATTCAGCTTGAGTCGGAGTGGTAGGAATTTGCATTTTTACAGTTCCCGACCAAATACCGTTACCAGCTTCAATCACTAGATCGTTGCTGGTCGATTGCATGAATCTTTTTGGTTGCCACTCGCCTACGACTTTAATATAAACATCGCTTGTTACTTCAGTTTGACCAGACGAGACAATGTCATTTGATTCGACTACCGCAGCGCTAGTACCATCAACAAATATATATTGCTCTCCCGCTTGCACGGCAGCGTAAACCGTCGAATAGTCGCCACCAGTGGTTCTTACTATTTTATAAGGTAATGCAGTTCCACCACCGCCACCAGACTCTACCTGCCAAGTACCATTGCCAGAAGCATCGGTTTTTAAAACATAGCCAGCTACGGCAGTTGTTCCAAGTTGAAAATTAGTAGTTTGAATATCCGTTGCTGACAACGTTGGTATAGTTACCGTGCCAGTAAAGGTTGGCGAGGCAGTGTTAGCTTTTGAAGCAATGGAACTAGTGTTACTGTTGATTTGAGTTTGAATATTCGAAGTCACTCCATTCAAATAATCAAATTCAGTGTTAGAAATGATACCAGAGCTTATTTTGGTTGCCTCAATACCTGCTGCTGCTTTAATTTCATTATTATCAATATTACTGATTGTGTTGCTGTCGGCATCAATTGTTTTGTTTGTTAAAGTGTCAGTAGAGCTTGCGGATATCTTAGTTCCAATAGCAGTAGTATTAGAAGCAATATCCGTAGTATTAGTGTTAGTTTGACTTATTGCGCTGGAAATGGCCGAGGTGGTAATACCACCGTCTTGAATGATTTTACCAGTAGTGCCATCAAAACTAGCAATATTAGTATCAGTAGAACTTGAAGGCCCTGTTACATCACCAGAGCCAGTACTTAAAGTGACTGGTTGATATTCAGAAGATGCTGAATTATATTGCAAAACTTGATTATTGGTTGGAGCTGTAGATGAAACATCAGTCAAACTGCTTGTAGCAAGGTTGGCAATAGCAGAAGTATTGGTAGCTATATCACTTGTGTTAGCAGCAATGTTAGTAGTATTGCTAGCAATATTGCTAGTGTTAGTTGAGACTTGTGCAAGAGTGTTTTGTGTCGCTGTATCTAAACCAACTGTTATTGAGCCACTATTGGTAACTGGTCCGCCGCTTGAAGTAATGCCAGTACCAGCAGTTACGTCAACTGAAGTTACCGTTCCTGTTCCCAAGCTTAGTGTTACAGGTTCGTATTTTGAAGTTGTAGTGCTGTACTCTAGAACTTGACCACCCGCTGGCAAAGTCGCTGACACATCGCTAAGATCTCTAGTGTCAAGACTTAAGTTTGATACAGCAGTATCTGCATAAGCAGTGGTTGCTAGCTTAGTTGAGTTATCCCCTGCCCCTTGTGTCGGAGCGGTAGGGTTGCCAGTTAATGCAGGTGATGCAATATCAGCCTTTGTTGAAATAGCGGTAGTGTTGCTTGTAATATTTGCAGTGTTAGTAGATATATTGCTAGTGTTAGTGGCTATATCAGCAGCATTGCTCACAATATCAGTAGTATTGGTTGCAACTTGAGCTAAACTTGCTTGCGTTGAAGCATCAAGACCAACTGTAATTGAGCCATTGGTAGTTACTGGTCCACCAGAAGAAGCAATACCAGTTCCAGCAGTAACATCTACCGAAGTAACCGTTCCAGTCCCACCAGCGGTCGTATCAACATAATCTTTGACAGCAGCAGAAGTTGGAATAGTTGTATCGTTATCATTATTGCCAATACCTTCACTTTCTATTACAATTGCACTTGCTTTAAAATTATCCACTTCTACATTACTAAGAGTGTTGCTATCTACATCAATTGTTTTGTTAGTCAGAGTATCAGAAGAAGATGCAGAGATTTTAGTTGCAATCGCACTAGTATTGGTTGCGATGTCGCTTGTGTTAGTTGAAATAGCTAAAGCGTTATTAGCAATGTCAGTAGTGTTGGTAGTAACTTGAGCCAAGCTAGTTTGCGTTGCAGCATCAAGACCAACTGTAATTGAGCCACTAGTTGTTACAGGACCGCCTGCCGAAGTAATACCAGTACCGGCAGTTATCCCAATAGAAGTTACCGTTCCTAATGAATTAGAATCAGTATCAACCCAATCCGTTGTGGTTGTGTCCCAAACCCAAAACGTGTCAGTTGAACCAACGATCGCATACCAGCCATCTTGACCAGTCGGATATGCAGTTCTTAGAGCTGTTGGAGTTGCGAAAAATCCTTTGTTGTTTGGTGATGTTTGTGCGTCAACGTAAGCAGTGGTGGCAATTTTAGTTGAGTTGTCGCCATCAGCCTGCGTTGGAGCCGTAGGGTTACCAGTGAACGCTGGTGAAGCTAAGGCAGCTTTAGCATTTAATTGAGTTTGAATCGCAGAAGTTACACCGTCTAAGTACTCAAATTCTGTATTTGAGACTGTGCCGTTCGCAATTTTATCAGCATTGACCCCAGCGGCAATATCAGTGTCCGTAACACTTGATTGTGTTGCCAAACTTCCAAGTCCTAGATTAGATCGTGCATTAGTAGCTGTAGAAGCACCAGTACCACCTTGTGCTACTGAAAGTGCGGTAGTAAGACCTGATATTTCTGTGATGTCAGTGTTTACTCCATTACCAGCTTTGCCAGCAATAGCCGTAGCGTTATTAGTAATGCTGGTTGCATTGTTGCTAATTTGAGTTTGTAAATTTGAGGTTGCACCGTCTAAAAATCCAAATTCAGTATTATCAACGTTTCCGCTACCTATTTTATTGGCGTTTATACCTGATCCTAATTTTGCATCTGAAACGTTACCATCGGTAATTTTTGGTGTCGTTACCGCATCACTAGCAAGCTCATTAGTATCTACCGCGCCAGAATCAATATCTCCAGATCCAACGGTGTTTTTAACTGCCAAGCTGCCAAGTCCAAGATTAGTTCTTGCTCCTGAATCAGTAGTCGATCCAGTACCACCCTGTGCTACTGATAAAGCAGTTGTTAATCCTGAAATGCTTGTAATATCGCTATTCGCACCAGAAGCGGCTTTAGTTGCAATCTGGTTAGCATTGTTAGTAATATTAGTTTGGTTGGTTGCAATGTTGGTAGTGTTAGTTGCAATGTTGGTAGTGTTAGTATTTGTTTGAGTTACGGCACTAGAAACATCAGTAGTCGAAAGACTTGAATCTTGTATTACTTTTCCAGTAGTACCATCAAAACTTACTAAGTTTGCATTGGTAGAGCTTGATGGACCTGTAACGTCACCGCCACCTGTGCCGCCATGATTATCAACAAAATCTTTTACCGCCGCAGCAGTTGGTACTGAAGCATCGTTGTCATTACCAGTTATTCCTTCTGCTTCGGTAATAATTTTGCTGCCGCCATCTTGAATGATTTTACCCGAAGTCGAATTGTATGTAGCTATATTGTTGTCAATTGCAGAAGAAGGTCCTGTAACATCACCAGACCCTGCTTCTGAATTGTCTATCTTTTCCCAAGAGGTACCATCAAATAAAGCCCAGTCATTTGGTTGCCAGTCTGTTATTCCATCTAAGTCAGTAGTGCCAGCGACACTTACGACATAGTAATAGTTTTTGACTCCCACCCCAGATTGTAGTGATGGAAATGATGAGTCAGTCGTAGTATTAGTATCAGCATTCCAAAAGCCTCTATTTACTATTCCTGGTCTCGTATCGACCGACCCGGTATTGATCGAGCCTCTTCTTGATAAAATTGACATAATTTAATTATTTATTTGTTGCACCACGTTGAAAAGCCCCTTTGCGAAGCAAGCCTTTTTTAAGATTTTTTTTTATTAGCATTAGGATACTATCTCACATTCCCAAACCCACGCATTGACATTAGTAGTAGCTGTAGCGCCAGTAATAGTAAGTCGCAATGGCACATAAGCAGAGTTTTCATATAAGCCCGTAATTCTAACGTAATCGCTACCTGTCCAGATATCGTTGACAGGATCTGAAGGAATCCAGATACCATCAGGACTTTGCGCTTCCAATCTAATTTGAGTCGCCCCTAAAGCCCCAGCATCTACCATTAATTGTGGCAAGGCATTAGTTTGAAAAGGGTTAGTACCAATGGGCATAAAAGATAGCGAACTGCCGTTAATAGTTTGATTTGTAAAAATTTGTGTTCTTGACATAATTTTGATATTTTTTATTTAATTATTAATAACCTATCGCAAGCCAATTAAAAGCTCTTCCTGCTACAGACGTGCCATTATTATCCCAAGCTTGCGAAATAAATGATGATGTGGTCAGATTATGAAAGCCATAAATACTCACGTTAGCAATTTGATTTTGAGTCATTTGCACGTTGAAAACTCCGTTTGGAAAAGAAGTTGGAAAATTGACAATATTATTACTAGTTCCAGTTCCCCATTGCACTACTAAATTTTGCAATCCGAAAATATTATCAACAGAAATAGGAATCATTGCATATCCTGCGGCAGTAAGTAAAGAATCTGAATAAATATCATTTAGCCCCAGACGAATTGTACGTGCAGTAGTAATGTTATTTGCAGCATCAGTTAATACCGATCCAAGTCGAGTTTTAATAGATAAATTATTAGCGACAATGACTGGATCAGTAACAATATTTGCCCCTGTAGAACTAAGATCTCCAATCACATCAGTGATAGATAAATCTGGATTTGCAACAAGAAATAAATACAAAGTGCCGCTGGCTGGTAAAGTTTGACCAGCGACAATTCCGCCATTGTTATTTCCTAACGCAAAATTTGCATCAAGTTCTTTTGTTAAAGCAGAAATATTAGCTTGTCCACTACCATCATCAAATTCAAAAACACCAGCATTTATATCAATATCTTTAGTTGGATTAGCAGCATTTTGGCTAACTTTTATAGGATTGGGTAATAATGATTTTCCAAAAATACTAGTAGTAGCTTTTGCTGAATTATTTTCATTCATTAAAATCCACGCATTGTTAGCCGAATTACGCTGAAAATCATAAATACCGCCCAAGTCTAAATCACCAATTTCTAGTGCAACTTCTGCGCCCGAAGTATCAATTTTTTTAATTACACCATCAAGAGCTGGATTACCAATGCCATTTAACTGCAAAGTAGGAGTTGTGGTAGCATTTGTAGCATGAATTTTAATTCTAAACGACATTGTTGCTTCATACGCTGCAATTGCTGGTACAGCAGCCGCTGTGTAAGCATCTGCAACACCAGATGAAGTTCCTAAATTAAAAAGTGAGCTATTTTGAACTTGAGCAGTCGGGATTGCATCTCTAGCATCCGTTGAATTACCAAGGCTAGTAATTTTATTATTACCCATCGACTGGTTGCCTGTGTAAGGCGTTTGACCGTCTTTGGCAATAGAGTTAGTCAATCCAGTTGCAATATCGTCTTGCTGACCCATCATGCGCCCAGCCTGAATGGTAATACCATTGGCTAGATCGTCATTCCAGTTATAAGGTAGCGTGTACGTACCTGTTCCGTTTCTTGGCATGTTTAATTAATTTTATTATTGTGAATTTGAAGTTATTGGAGCTTGCCCAATTGCTAAACCACTTACTGGTCTAGTAGGAATTTGTCTGACACCAGAACCAATTTCATTCATTAGTTGATTTACTTTTTGTTTTTGTAATGCTTCAGCTGCCCTTCTTGCTGTTTGAGTGGTGGCAATACCTGCCGCCATTCCACCAACTCCACCAGTTGCAAAACCTGCTGCACCACCAACAAATCTATTACCTAATATTCTAAATAAATCTGTAACTACTCCAGTATCGGCAATCTTTTTTATTATCTTTTTTTCTTGCTCGCTAAAGCCTTTTAGTTTTTTATCATTGGTTACAAGAGTTCTAAATCCAGTTTTTATTGAAGTAGCCGGAGTATCTGTCAATTCAGCTTTTTCAACTATTTTTTCTATTTGCCTTAATTTCATTGCTTTAGAATAAAGCTTAGTTGCATCTTTTAATGTTCTAAAACCTTTGTCAGCACCTACAACATCTTCTGGTTTGGCATTTTCTATAGCTTCTCTTAAAGTATTTTGTATACCCTGGTAAACTCGCCCTATGTCAGTAAAATTACCAGTTTCTCTATTCCAAGCTTTATCACCAAATTTTAATTGTGTCAGCTCTTTATCTAGCGCTTCTACTGTTTCAAGATTTAAATTATCATTTTTTAATTCTTCATCAAATCTTTTAATAAAACCTTTGAAAGGCTTTTCTCTACCAGCAATTTTTTCTGCTGTTGTGTTAGAGGCAAAATCTGCTTCTTTTACTTTTTTAATTAGTTTATTTACAAAATTAGTGTTTAACACACCTCCTTCTTCCTCAGCTCTTTTATAAGCCTGGCCAGCTAAATCTTTTACTTCTTCTGAAGTAATTTTATCTAATTTTTTATTAGCAATTTCTTTTAATTTTTTAACAGGTAAAATTTTACTTGCTGCCTTAATAGCTGTATCCCCTATTTTCTGTCCGACAATTCCACCTACTGCACCACTTACAGCACCTTCCTTAGCGCCCTCAAGTCCTTTTCCAATTTCGGACGTTCCAGCGCCATATAAAGCTCCAGCTCCTCCTCCAACAATAGCAGCTCTTTTATTTCTTCCGGCTACTCTTTTTGCTAATTGCTGAGCTGCGGCTTTTCCAGCTTTTGTTGAGGCTGCCCCAATTCCACCTGCGAGTGATCCTGCAACCTCTCCAGCCAGAAATGATTTAGGATTTTGTCTTCTAGCTTCATCAATTTCAGCTTGAGATTCACCTTGAATTTGTTTGTAAATATCAACTATAGATTTACTAGCTTGTCCACCAGTGTCAAAACCTAACATGTCAGCAGCTTGTATTCCAGCGTAAGCTACTGGTGTCGCTAAACCAGATATTAACTCATCTCCAAAACCAAAAGTTGCACCTTGTCCAGCTCCTACAAACGCAGATTCAGCTGGCGAAATTTCTTGTTGTCTTGGCGCTATTGGTTGAGCAACTTCTTCTTGTATTGTTTCTTGTGATTGAGGTGTTTCAATTTGTTCATCAAGCTGAATTAGACCTCTATTTACAGCCTCTTCAAAGACAACTTTTTTATCATCTGGAAGAATGCCTCTTTTATAGGCTTCTTTAAATATTTCTATTTTATCTTTATCCATATTATGAATTTAATGATCTTAATATTTCTTCATTGGTCATGCTTTCCAGTTTTTCTCTTCTCGAAGGTTTTTTATTTAAAAATCTTTTAACATCCCCTAAAATAGAACTTCTTTCGTCTTTTGATAAATTTACAGATTCAATGTTTTTAGTTAACTCATTCCACTTTTGTTTCTGGTAACTTTTCCATGCACTTCCAAATGATTGACCCTTTGCATTTAAATTTAACGCAGATCCATTATCGTTTACCCACTGAGTTATAAAAGCTGGCCTTTCGCTTAAAATATCACTAGCTATCTTCTTTCTTTGTAATATTGCTCTATTTGCAGCATTGGTTTTATTAAGTCCAGCTGTAGTTAATAGGGCTACTAATAACTCTCTATTACTATCATTACCGCCAAACAATTGAAGCGCTTTTGCCCCTAAACCTGTAGCTAAAGCTTCAAATCGCTGATATTTTGTCAACGAATCAGGGCTAACCGTTCCTAAAGTTAATGCGTCGACAATTTCCGCTCCTTTTGCCAATACTCTTGGGCCCGGTCCTGTTTCAATTTCTTCATTAAGTTTAATTAATTCATTAATTTCCGCTAAAGCAGAATCCGCTGCATCTGCTTTTTCAAATGCTCGATCAATAAGTTTTTCATCAGGTTTAGTTAGTTTAGGTCCGGTATTAATATTAATCTGATTGGGTTTCCTTTGTATTGCTTGTATTTGAGTTCCATCTTTTGTTTTTACAGGAAATACATCACCTGTACTTTTATCAATCCGAACAGTACCTCTCGGTGTTTCTCTAAGTTCAAAATTAGGTTTTCTAGGGGTAAATTGACTTTTAGTAATATCTATAGCTAATTGATCTTGAGCCGCATTAGGTAAATTAGAAAACAAATCTCTTTGCTCTTCAGGTAAATTTGCAGCAAATTGTTGCCTCATCATGTCACGATCTTCAGCTTCTCGTATTTGAGCCTGATTATATTGCCCTAAAGCTTTATCAGCTCTACGTCTTTCTAAGCCCATTGCTAAAGCTAAAGGAATAGCAGCAAGTGAATTTTGACCAAGCGCTTGTTGATAAGCTTGCATACTTCTTTGAGCATTTTGAGCTTGTTGTTTGTAAGCCAACCCTAGTTGCTCTGAAGGTGTTACTCTTTGCCCTCCAGAGTTATTAGCTGATAAAATAAATTGTGATAAATCTATTGCCATTAGTTAATTTCTTTAAATTCAATATCTAGTAAGCTGTAATCGACTGCTAAATAGCCATCTTTTACTATTACCGCTTCAGGTTTAATTTTTTGAAGATCTTGAGCCATTGCACCTTGATAGGTTTTTGAAGGATCAGATTTATACTTAAAGCTATATTTTTTATATCCTTGAGGTGATGTACCTAAATATTTAATATCCTCTTTTAATCTTTCATCAGACATTGCCATAGCGCCAGCTCCAATTATTCCACTTAATAATTGAGTTCTGCGTGCTTGATCTGCTTGATACTGTTGCTGATTTAAAGCGTCTACCCCTTGCTGAATTGCCGCCGTATTAATAGGAGCAACATTACCAAATAATTGTGCATTGATTCCGCCTGTTGCTGATCCTGCTTCAGCAAATCTTCTTGCTCTTTGTGCCTCACCAAGTCTAGTAAGATCTTTTGCTTCGCTAATACCAGATAATATTGCTTGTGATAATAAAGCGCGCCTTTCATCTTGTTGAGCTTGGTTAAGATCTCGCATAGATGTTCTATAAGCATCGCTATTCATACCCAAACCTCTGTTTGCCAAATCAATCTCACGTCTTCTCATGTTACGCTGCTGTAAAGGATCTAGCCTTTCCATGCCTCGATTGTAAATTTGATCTATAACTTTATTGGAAATACCCTCAAAATCTGCAATTGAAGGCGCACGAGAACCGTATAACGATTGCGCTAATCTTTCTTGTGATTCTCTAATTCCTCTTTGAGAATCAGTTTCATTAATATTTAATGTAGTTCTTCCGTCCGGCGTTTTTGTAAATGTTCTTGAGCCAAAAGGAGAATTAATATTATAATTATTTGCTAGTTCTTGCTGTCTAATTGTTTCTGCTGCACTTTGAGGTTTTGGACCAGAACCACCACTAAATGCGTCAAATAAACCTCTTCCTATTCCTGTTGCTGCGTCATAAAATCCCATTTTAAATTGTGTTTAAATTGTATGAATATAAAATACTGTAAAGATTTACCAACTGACCCCTAATTTGGAATCGTAGATGAAAACTTAAGTACGTACCATCGCCGTTAGTATCAAATTCTAACGTTCTAATTGTCAAAGCAGGACTCCATGGTGTGGTGTCCCATAATACCGTGTCCCATTGCACCCCAGAGCCGCAGGTAACGATTTCTGCATCTTGAAGGATAGAATCCACAAAATCATAATCAAGTGCGTTCTCAGGTTCAAAAGGGGCTGCTGAAGCATATGTTAATCTATAAAAATTTGGATCTTTTCTTAGTGGCGTACCAAAGTCATTCCAAGCAGTTCTTAAGGTTACTTCTATATTTTGTCCATCATCACTAAATCCCTTGTCTGCTTGATAGATTTTTTGATCACCACCAAAATATAATTTATTATCAACTACAGCAAAGCATCTAGCATTCATGCCTGTAAATTTACAGCCTGTTGATGTTCCTATTTTGGTATTAAAAATTAACTGCTCATAGGTATCATTGGTAGCTACTGGAATGTTAATTATTAACCAGTTGCCAAAAGAATAATGTAGCAACTCCCAGCCGTAATTAGAACCGTACTTATTAACTGCTTCTTTAATCGCACCAGTAAGTTTGGTAGTACCTTCTGGTGAGTCTTGTCCTGTTATAGTAACTTGCTGCAATGAAGTAACATCATGTTCGTTAAGAACTAGTAAATCACCGCCTGAATTGATAATTGCCTTTTGTGAAATTGGCTGGCTCATATGATAGCTACCAACTATCCGCCAATCCGTTGCTGAAGATGGATCTGTTCCTTGATAAACAATAACCTCACCTGTTGACATAAAGACTGCTAGTCTTTGCTCAATATCATAGCGCCCATCACTAGACCAACTTGCGCAGTTTATTACATTACCACCGTGTTTAGCTACAAACTCTAAAGGAAATCTACTTAATGGCCCTGAAATAGCATTAACACCACCATAATAAAATGCACATTCCACTGCATTCCAAGTAATTAAGAATGTTTTAAATACTGTCATTCCGACTAAGCTGGAAGGTGTCAAACCACCAGCAGTAAAAGTATTAGTGGTTAAAGTTGTACCGTCATACTTTAATGGGTCGTCAACACCATTAAAAAGCAAAAGGTGATTGTTCATCATGCCACCGTACCAACGGCTATTGGAGTAACCAGTGCCGATTTGCGTTAGACCTGCCGTATCAATTCCTGTATAAAAATTGCCACCGGATACTGATATTAATTGAGTATCTGTATCAGATCTATATTCAAAGAGTGACTCAACATCTGCTGGTAAACCGCTTACCGCTTCTTCAAAGCCTCTGCGAGTAACCGCCTTGTCAACATCAGGAATAATGTTAGTCATTACTACTGCATCGTTAGGTGGTAATGAAGCAAGTGGTGATACCGTGTTAAGTCCACCAGTTGCCACTGGTAAAACTATTGCTTGTGATTGATTATTTCTTTCTTGGGCTAAAGAATTAACATTTGTAAATGCCCTAACCATTATGGTATAATTGGCAAAGGTTGATAATAATACATCGGATTGCCATTGGTAGGAATCGTTGTATTCATGTAAACATCGCCAGGGGCTTTGTCTTGCGCTATTCTTTCTCTTAAATCTTCATCTGCTTCTAATTTAGCTTCTGCATATGGTTTGCCTTTGAACTGCAAATATCGCCATCTCGCTTCTAATTCGATCGAAAACTCATCAAGTACCGAAGTATCAGTATCTGCTAGCCAATCTGTCTGTCTTACAAATAAAGCACTTTCAATTGGCGTATTTTGTATATAGCGATAGCTAACACTTTCTACCGCAGTAGGTACTGGCAGAATCTCAAATTTCTTTTGTCTGATTTGCCAAAAATACATAGGACCAACTGCTTTAAGCATTCCTTTCGTATATAGCTGCCATGTAGCATCGCTTTGCGGTCCTTGGAATTTCCAGCGTGTTGTATCATTGTAGATACTATTATTTATAATCTTGTTGCCAGAAATGTCCGACGGCAAGTCATAACCAGAAACTCCATTTGCGGTATTAAATGTGTGAGTACTTGTTAATGCTTGCCAATCATGACTTCGAGCGATATATTTTGTAGCCCTCTTGATTGATGAGAAAAGCTGAACAGCAGTAGAGTTGTTATTGCCAACAATGCTAGTAGGTATCTGTCCATCTTTTGTATCTTGAGCTATATTTTGTGCAATACTTAATAGTGTCATTTAGTCTTTTTTTTAGCAGAAGATTTTGCTTCTTTTTCTTTTACGTAAAGCTCAAAAGCTTCTGTGTATTTGTTTATTTCGCCAGGCGTTGCCTGTCTGCGCACCACGATAGTTTTGTCAACTGGCTGTGCTTTATATATATAAATATCGTTACCATCATAAATCTGCCCTGTAAATGGGTGTTCGTCACCAATTTTTATTTCAATTGGCTTATCTTCATAATCTACTGTCAAAAATATTTTTTTTAATGTCTCGCCTCGTTTATCTTTAAGCGGATAATCATAAAATCCAACTTCTTCTTTATAGTTTAATGGTGATCCGTCTTTGTCATATCCTTCTGTAGCAGAATATTGGACTAAAGGTGGCATTTCTTCTTTTACTAAAATTTTAGCAACAGGCTTAATTTGAGACATAAAATATTTATTTAATTAATAAAAAGGGAGCTGACACTTGCCAGCCCCCAAGGTAAAGCATAAAACAAAAACCTATGAGAACGGAGTTGCTAAAACGCCTGAACCATTCTGTAAACCTTGTACAGAATAGATTCCAGCAGCAATATCAATGATCTCAAATTTATCACCACGTCCACCACCAGTAGTAGTACCGTTTAAGGTAATAGTAGTACCAGTTGCCTCAAAAGAGGTAGCTGTATTATCAGCAGCAGATCTAATAATAGTTCCGCCATGATAAGAAGTTCCACCAGGAGCGGTAATAGTAATAGAGTTGCTAGTCACAGTTTCTCCAACGATAAGTGTGAATTTGTTACCAGAACCAGTTGCAGCAGGAACTGTAACTGCTAAACCAGCAGCATTAGATAAAACCACAACTACGTTGTCAAAGGTTTTAGATAATGCCAAAGGTCCTGCAGAGGTATCAGTATAAACACCGCCGACAATTGGTTTGATTTTGTACCAGCCATATTGGTTAGCAACGTTAGCAGACATTGCTTCTGCTCTAATACCGCTGCCAGAACCATTAGCTAATTCTGAAGCAAAAACTGTTTCATCAATATAAACATCGGTACCTTCTACAGTTCCCGCAAAACCAGTAGCGTAAATATACTCATTTACTACACCAGTTGAGGAATCAATAGCAGATACTACAGTGCCTAGATCAATGTATTTTTTAGTTGAAGTTTCGTTTATTGCCTGAGGTATAATCTCAGAGCTTGTAATTGTAAACATAATTTTGTAATTTAATGTTGATAGATTAAGCGATCAAGACACCTTGAGTTCTACAGTTGCTGATTGTAAAGTTACCTTGACAATAGACTGGAATTACTCTAGCCAACTGATTCACTACTTCTCTTTCTTTGTCATAGTTAAATAACTTAGTTCCTAAGTGCTTAAAGCTTATATAATCAGTATTTAGGAAGTAAGCATGGTTAGCAGGACAATTTGGATCGTAGATTACGTTAGCATTTTTGTATCTAAGAACATCAAAACCAGCTTCAGCTAGTTTAGAAGATGCGTGTCTTTGGATAGTTTGCTGTGAATCTTCAAAGAAGCCCATATAGTTGTCGTCCATAGTGATTAGATCTGGTACGATGTTAGCACCTTGCACTTGACACTTTCTGTACAACTTGTTCATTTGACCTAAGATGGTAGTTGCAGAAGCAGCAAGACCGTCAGCAGCAAAAGATTGAGTTTGGTTTCTCCAAACTGCATAGTTTGCTCTGTTAATGCCACCTACAGTACCAACTGCCGGGTTGTCAGCAACTAAAAGTTGAAGACCAGCAGGGTCAAGAGCTACAGCACCGTTAGAGTAAGTGTGAACGCCCATTGTATTTGATAAAGTGTTGTTAAGAACTTCTACTTCAGCAGAAACTAAATCGATCAATCTTTCTCTACCAGCGTTTTGATTCTCTTCAAATTTAGAGAATGAAACTGAACCAGTGATGAATTTTTGAGCGAAATCAGCGTAAGTGATGTTGTCTTGTGGAGTAGTGTTAATTAGATCCCACTCACCCTGAGACTTCACGTTGCTGTTTTCAGCGTAAGTAATTTTTTCACGAAAAAGAGAACCGCCGCCTTCACGAGCGATTTTGTTTTTCTCACGCATCATAAACCATAATGCATTGTTGTTAGAGATGTTGTCTACTAAAATGTTCGACATTTGCTCTAACGTTACTGCGGTCAATTGACCTAATAAACCTTGTGGATTTGCCATTTTAATTTTAAATTTATGTTAGTTAATTAAAAATTATTAACTAGAGATAGAATCATAAATACTACCAACAAGATCACGGTAATTAGTTTTAGCATAAGGGTTACGTTTTGGTGGAGCTGTTACCGTTTCCACTTTTTTTGACCTTATAGTTTGACCATTAAGCTGCTTAGCTCTGTTTACCTGTTCTTGATTAGTATTATTTACTTGGTTTGTAATAACTTTATTTCTTAATTCTTGATTTGAGTAAACAGCGGTTTCATAGGCTTGTCGCAAAAGCTCCCTGTCTGACATTCGGTCATAGCGGGGATTGGAAAGCATACTGGAAACAACAAAAGACATATCATCACGAACTTCATTGAAATATGGTCTAATTTTGTTACCATTGCTGTCAACTTCATTTTCAAGATCCAAAACAAGTTTATTACGCTCCTCAACAAGCTTTGCTTGCTCTCTTGATTCATAATCTTGTAATTTTTTTTCTAATTGACTAACTTTACTATTATATTTTTCATCAATGATTCTTTCATTTTCTGTAAAATCATAAAGATCAGAATCAGATGAAGTACCAGTTTGATCGTCGTTAAGGTTAACATTATGCTCTTTTGCTAAAGCTTTAAGGGTCTCCGCAGGGTTGCGATAGAATTTATCAGCAAAGTCAATTGAATGCTCGATCTGACCAAGTGTTCTATCGTCGATGTTTTCCACTCCGTAGTTCTTAAGCTTGTCACCTAATCTATTGACAATCTTGTTTTTTTCGCCCAATTCAGTTTGTTTTCTGTCAAAGTTCGCTCTGATTTTGTTGTGCGCCTCGATTACGGCTTGTTGTGCTGCAACGTCATCTAGCTTTTCGACATACTCCCTAACTGAAGGGTCGATATTATTTAAATTTAAAGAGTTATCCACAGGCTCTTCGGACGGCATTTGACCCTCTTGTTGAACTTGTGATACATCTTCTTTTACTTTTTCATTGCTTGAAGCGGCGCTATCAGCGACCCCCTCATTTGTACTTTGATCTTGCTCAATAACCTCTTCTTCAAGAGAATTGGCATTTTGCTCAACCAAGGCACGAATTTCGTTATTCATATATTATTTTATTTATTAATAATTTTTGAAGCTTCTTCAACTGCTCTTCTTATGTTGTTTGATACCATTCTGTCGTTATCACGCTTAATCGCTGCTCGATCTACTTTGTAGTCTTTCACGTGCAGGTCATTGCGTTTTAAATGCTCATTATAAGCATGTTTTGTTGTAACCACTGTGCCATCGCCCATTGGTATTCCGCCATATTTATTAATATAGCTGTTTACAGATAGATCTTCTTTAGACATATAGAAGGATTTATTAATATTAATATATTGTGGTGATTATTTCTTTTTCTTCTTGCCTTTACCTGCCTTTGACAATGCTATTGCTATTGCCTGTTTTTGAGGCGTGCCATATCTCATTTCAGTTTTAATGTTTTCAGATATGACTTTTTTTGATTTTCCTGATTTAAGTGGCATTATTTCTTTTTATTTTTTTTGCTATTTGGAAAGCCAGCCTTCATGTTAGCATAGGCTTTAGCAGATATGGTTGATTTACTTTTAGGTCTGCTAGTACCTGCTTTACGTCTAGCGTTGATATTTGCGTATAATCCTTTCTTAGGCATTTTCAAATTGTTTTTCTCGTTCTAACTCCATATCTCTTATTGTTTTTTCTTTTTCCAATAAGAAGTCCCTTGTAGCTTGACCTTGTTGCAATGCAAAATCACGCTTTGCATTATTTTCATTTTTAGCAAGATCAGCGGCTATTTTTTCTCTATCTACTTGGTTTTTGTCTTCTTTAACCGCCACCTCTCTATCTTTAAGCTGCATTTCAGCCATTTGCATTTGCTGTGCTTGCTCTTGAGCTTGTTGTTGCGCTATTTCAGCTTGACTCGGCTGGTTGTCGTCTTCTTCGTCAAGTATAATGTTTTCAATCTCTTCAATAGCTCCTAGTTGTTTTAATTGATAGGCTAGTAGTGCTTTATATGCTTTTTGCGATATACCACCAGCTTGAACAATAGGAAATAATTTGTTGGCAGTATCAGTCATGGTGTTGACTATCTCCATTGCTTCGGCTTGCCTTCTTTCTTTGTCGATCTGAATGGTTGAATCAGTCTCAATATCTATTCTATATTCACGTAGTGAATCGTTTTTTAATATCTCATCAATTTCAGGCACTATTGCCGCATCAATCGCCTTATTTTCCTTAATCATTTTTTCAAAAGGTCGCAATTGGTCGGCTATTGCTTGATTTACTTGCTGATTGACTTGCTCTTGTGCATCGTCTGGCAAGTCTTGCATTGGCACTGTATTGGCAATATTATTAACTATAGTGGTTTGTATTTCTTGGCTAATAGCTTGCAGATCTATTATTTCCATGCCTGAAATATAAGCTAGTTCTTCCACAGTCCAGTTAGCAGAATATAGTTGAGCTGTTAGCCTGACTAGATCACGGCAAAAGTGTTGTACTTCTTTTTGCTGTGGTTGTATTCTCGATATTGCAAAGTTACCTTTGATTCTTTGAGCGGTCGCCGTTTCTTCTGCATTGGTAGAGCCTCTAACTAGATCAGAAACGCCTGATATTTGCTCTACAATAGCTATAGCTTGCTGTCTTTGTTGATATAAAGCCACTAAAGTGTCAACAATAGGCTGTATCTCTTTAAAATAGATCTTGTCGGATATTCTCTCACCTGTTGCAATGTTTTTAACTGGCGAAAATACGCCGTCATCATTACTAAGGAAATTTTGTATATCTTTTTGACTAATTACCGCATCATAAAGCCCAGCTACTCGCACTTGCTCTATAAGTGCGCTAATTCTTTGCGATAAAAAGCTAATTTCTTGAGCTTGAGCCTTATACTGCGTATAATCCGGAATAGGAATAATGCTATTAATACCTGACTCAATCCCTAATGGCTTAGGAATACACCAGAAATCATCGAAGCCGTAAAAGTCTGACGTTTCTTTAATTACTTTATTAGCTACAGCACTTTCAGTGTAGAATATTATTTTTCTTTCTGTTTTATCCCAAATTTCCCATACTTCGCAAGTTCTAAAAAGACCATTTTTAACAGCTGCGTTGGTATCTGATGAATCATTATAATTACCTACCTCTTTTGTTTTATTAAATGTTACATTCTTAGCCTTTCTTGCGCCAAATTTAGCTTTAAACTCATCTTTTGTAAACTCATGTCGAAAAGCGATCCAGTCAACATCTTCCCACTGTCTGGCTGGCTGTATTAGCAGATCGTCCCACGGCACGTAATCAAGAGTAACTTTTTTTTCGCCTGGCATTTCCATCTTGCTTTTTTCAATAACAACTTCACCAGTATCAGTCATTATTTCTTGTTCTTGCTCTTCTTTGATTATCTCTTGCTCAAAACCCACTCGAACAACGCCTTTTTTAACTATTAAGAAATCATCACGGGCTTTTGCAATCTTTGTTACCGCATCTTCTTTGTCAAGAGTGCATGATACAGCACGCTCTAATAATGTAGATATAGTGCCACTTACATTGTCTTGCTGGATATTTCTTCTTCTGATCTGCGGTACTGGTAAATTGGAAAAGATAAGCGGTCTAAGTGTTTCAATATTGGAGTATAGGACATTAAATCGATCTTGTAGCCCTGCGTAAGTGCTGGTACTCTCATCATATTTAGCAGTAACCACATTTGCCCTAGCTTGGTCAAGTGTTTTGTTCTGAAAAGTGCGCACATACTCATTAGCCATGCACACATATTCATTTTGATACTGCTTAGCAAGTTTTATTTCTTCCTGCCATCTAATATATTTACCCTCTTCGCTACCGTATTGCTCTTTTAATTCAGCAATTTCTGTTATTTGTTCTGTTTCCAATTATTTATTTCTTTTTCTTAGTATTGGTCATTTTCTTAGTATTGGTCATTTTCTTACCAGTTGCTTTGGCTGCTTTTTTAGCTGCTGAAACTCCTTTTTTAGTATATGGAAAATTTTTATTGTTTACTTTTGGCATTGTTTTATTGATTTATTGTTATTAATTAATTGTTACTACCATTTTTCGTGATTCGCCCACCAAGCCGCTGACATCTTGCCTTTAGCGATGTTTTTGGCGTGTCTTGCTTTAAACGATCTTGCTCTTGCGGTGTTAGTTTTATCACCTGACACACCTTGCTGACCAAACCTGATTAATTTAACTTGGTCGCCACTCTTAGCTAAAACTGCGTGACTTTTTTTAGCGCTTGGCGTTCTTTTAGGCTTGTTATATCCTGAGAACTTTTCGCCTCTATATGTAATTGTCATGTTATCAATTGTTAATTATGTTATATAATGCAAATTGCTCTGTATTCTTTCTTTCTTCATCAACAACTAACGGTCTAGTCATGCAAAGATAACGCAATGTATCTACTGCATGATCTTCTAATTTAGTGTTAAGATCTTCAGCGTTTGTATTGTCGTACTGCATTATCGGCAATGTTCTAAGAAGATTCTTGCAATTGTCAAAAAAATATAAAAGCGGTCTATTTTCGCTTGCCTCTTCACCTGCTAGCCTGCGGCGTATCTGTTGCCAACCTGGTATCCGTTTATTATCTGCTTTCATGAAATGAATGTCATTTCTAATGAAATCTTCGTAAATACTTATACCGCCATTATTGGCATAAATAGCAGGATCTGCAACGCTTGTAGCTATCTCTTCATTTTCCAGCTCTTTAATTCTGGTTGCTATTTGTGTGTTGGTGAATTTAACGCCGCTGTTAAACTTTTCACGCTCGCAGCCGTAAAACTCCCTATAAATAACTATTGAGCCACGTGGCAGCCAACGCCCTTGGTGTTCTATCCCATCTGATACTGCGCCCCACAAAACACAAAAGGGGGCGGAGTAGCCCCAATCCATAGCCCTTATCCTTGCCCAGTGTTGTGGTATTTCGAAAGGAGCAACAACATGGGTTGAAGCCTCGAACTGGTCAAAATAAGCCCCTTCGATTGCGTCCCAATCACCTTCGAGCATTGCCTTGGCTAATGCACCGCCTAGCCCTAGCAACTTATCTTCATAGGTCGGATCATTTTCAAGCATTGTCGGGTTGTCTGTAAGCCGTGCAGGTATAAACTGTCTAAGCATCCCCCCTTGATCTGCATCTTGCCGATAAAGCTTTAAAGGCTCTTTATTGTCTATAAAATATCTTTTTACAAACTCATGACCCTCGCCGCCTGGATTCGATGAAGTGAAGATCTTAGGGAGTTTATTTTCAAACTCTTTACCAACCTTTAAGCCGCCCAGCCTTACCCTTGAGCGCAAAAATTTATATATATACTCATCAAAGTGCGTAAGCTCATCAATAAATAATACATTAATCTCGACGCCTTGATACTTTAAAACGTCCTTTTGATACTGGCAATGACATAAATGGATTTTAGC